CCTGGCGATCTCTGTGCCGGGAGACCTTGTCCAGCGCATCTCCACCGCCAGGATGGCCAATCCCCTGTTTCGGTTGTCCACCCATACCCTCACCAGCATGATGTTCCCGGAGGTCGCCGACCCGATGGCCGAGCAGGCCAAGGCCAACGCCGAGATCGCCATGCAAGGTGACATCGCCCATATGATAGCCACCATCCGCGCCTTCCGCGACGAGGCCGAACGTCTCCGCATAGCTGGGGACCATGCCTCCGCCACCATGCACGAACGAGCGGCCCAAGTTCTGGAAGCCCGCCTGGGGGAGCAACCTCCGCCACCTCGGCCTGTAGCGTCACCTCCGGGCCCTAGTGCTCCCCCAGGCGAGGTGATCCCACGCGAGATGATGGGCATGGGAGGTACCTAATGTTGAGAAGGCTGGTCCAGCCTGACCGGTCCCACTTCTGGATCACGGAATCCTACCAGTTCGATCCTGACCTGGCCAAGGAGCTAATGCCTAAGGCAATGCTCATTAAACTCGGCCCACCAGTCATCCATATTGACAACGATGTGTTGAGGTATGGTGGCTATGTGCCTGGACAGTATGGGTACAGGCGGGTGTTCGTTGAGGACGGGTATGACGCCTACAGGTACGTGAGACCCTGGGCCCTATGGTGTTGCCATATCATAGGGCACCGTCTGTGGGCCTTATACCATACTGTTCTTGGCAGGGTCAGGATGTACTTAGGAATGCCGTCCAGGCTCACAGGGCTTCCTAGGAGACGGACGCGATGACACAACCTCCAGTCCAAGACCCAGACTACTGGCGTAAGAGGACCAGGGAGATAGCCTCGGAGTATGGGCTTGACCCTAACCAATTCTACCGCCTTATCGACTGGGAGTCTGGCAGCTTTGCTCCAGATGTCATCTCAGGCCAACGCCGTGGTGGGGCTGGCGAGGTAGGTCTAGGCCAAATACATCCTAGCAACCTTGCCGCCGGCGCACCTGAGTGGACGGACCCTGAGGCCAACCTCCGGTGGGCCGCCAACTACATGCGGGGTCTTGGGTCCAGTTTCAGCGGGGACTGGAGGAAGGCCTACGCCGCCTACGGATACGGCGAAACTGGGTTTCGGGAAAGCGTCCTAGCACCCTACGGCACAGGTTGGGAGCAGGGCATGGGTAGTGACGCCCCCGCCCAGTATAACAAGCTCCAGTACGTGATGGGCGGCCCTGCATCTGAGGCTGCACTCGCCCCTCCTAGGGGCATGGAGAGGGAAGTCTACCAACGCGGCCTGATTAGTGGTGGAATCCGTCTCGCCCCTCGTGACCCGTTTGCCGATATCCCTGAGTTTTTCCCTGGCTACCGCCAACTCCTGGACGACAAGTTAGACTCCATCAAGCTCCTTGCCGGCCAGGTGCAGACCGCCCACACCAGCACCATGAGCCACGTGGACTACAAGGCGACCGACCAGGAGCTGGACGATTACCTTCGCAAGCGGACTGGCTTATGGCTCAGCCTCCTGAACAAGCCTGAGGAGTATCTCAGGTGGAAGGGCCTTACCCAGGATCAGATCGACCTTCTCCGCCACCCAGAATACATCGCGGCGGGGCTCGCCCCAGCCCCGGAGTACCCATACGCATCGGAACTGACCGGGGTGAAGGGCCCAGCCTCAATGGGCGATGCCGCTCAGATCATTGCCAAGGCCCGCCGTGAGCTGGAGTACATCAAGAGGGCCCAGGCCCAGCCCCTCGTGGATGAACAGCTCCTCATCACCGACACCCTCATCCGTGAGAGCGCCATGCTCACCATGATGCAGGTACTCCCGCTCCTCATCTCCTCCGACGACGTGCATAATGTTGATGAGGCAATCAACTGGTTCCGCCAGAACGCGGTGACGGGTATGCCTCTCCCTGGCATGTCTCACGAAGACCTCATGTCCCGCAAAAACGACATCACGTTCACCCAGCAGGACAGGGAGACCATCAGTTACCTCATCAACAACCTCTCCCCAGTCCTCGACCTCAACCCGGATGCCACAGCGGACGAGGTCATGGAGGCCCTTGGCACCAAGAACCGGCCTACCCCCAAGCTCCTGTCTGCCATGACCGCGGACCAGATCCACAACATGCTATTTGGCATAAGCAAGCCCTTCGAGATGCCTGGTGGAATCACCGAGCCAGAACTCCGTACCTTCTTCCGCCGCCGTGGCATGACCGACGAAGAGTATCTGGAGACGGTTGCAGGTGCCAGGAAAGCGGCCTCAGACCTAGCCCTAGCCTGGTTCAACCAGCAGCAGGCATACCTTGCCTACCGTGAAGGCATCACCGTCCCCGAGATCCCAGACATTTCCATGTTGGATCGCCTCAACCAGATCGTTACGCAGCCCGCCCAGGCCCTGTCCGACGCGATGGAAGTTTTCCGTGAGAATGTGTCCAAGCCATTCGCCACTATGGGCGTGCTTGGCATCAGCCAGATTGGCCAGTGGGTGGGCCTACCTCCCCTCGCCGGGGTCGAGTCCATCGAGCGGAGCCTTCGCAACTCCGACGAAGGCTTCTGGGACTCCCTAGCCACTGCCTACGATGACTGGGATGCCCCGGGCGTAGCCAAGTTCGCTGCTGAGGTAGGCTTCGACCCCACCACCTACCTCGGCTTTGGCATCTACACCAAGGTCACCAGAGGTATCCCCATCCTGGGCCCCGTAGTCTCGGCCGCTGAGCGGGGTTGGGTCAAAGTCACCGACATACCATTCAGAGCCATTGGCAAGGGCTACCGTACCCTCGTCCCCAAAACCCTACAACAGATTGCCGCCGAGCATGGTACGGATGCAGCCCGTGATGTCATAGCTGCCTACACATACCACAACAACGTCATGAGCGTGGTCGGGACTGACAACGCCAATAGACTTGTCCCCGCCGTCAACAAGGCCATCCAAGAATTCGTCCAGAACCCTGGCACCAACACCGGCCCGATGTGGGAATACGGTGCCCGTATCCTCAACCGTTTCAAGAAGCTGATCCCCAGTACCGAGGTCAAATCCTGGTCCAAATTCGTCAAGGGTGTCAATGAGGTTACCCAGCAGGTAGTCCACGACGTCAATGTAACCTACAGCCATCTCTACAGTTCCGGTGTCCACGGCTTCCTCAAGCCCGAGGAAGCCGTCGAGCAGTTTCTGAGGATCCTCGGCGCAGACCTCACCAAAGAGAACATGGACACCCTGGCCCAGATGGTGTCTAGGAAGATAACCCAGGACGCCGCCGCAGCTCCTCGTATGTTGCGTGGTTCCGTCGACCAGGCCCTCGATGCCATTGCCAACACCGCTGAGCGCGTGTTTATCGCCAACGCCGAGTCCGACATGTGGGAGTTCGCCGAGCACTCCGGGGCTGCCATGGGTCTGGCCAAGTTCGCGTCCGGCCCACTCATGTGGAGCCCTCTCATGTGGCTCGACCGCTTCGCTGTGAGGCCAGTAGCCAGCGCCTACCTCCTATTCCTTGGCTACGGCCCCATAAACTACATCGAGTCCCTGTTCCGCGTAGGCCGTGCCGGGTTCATGCCCAACTTCACGGCGGGCCCCCACGAGTACGAGTTTGTGTGGGTGAGCTGGGGCTACATCCGCAACTCACCTGATGAGCTGGCGCTCCGAATACAGGCCCGCTCAGAAATAGCAATTCTCCCTAATCCGGGTGAAACCACGTACACGGCCACCCGTAAAATGGGGCTGCTTCCAGGCATCACCCGTGAGTTGCCCTTGGGGAGCGTCCCCATCATCAACAAAATCCCCAGGGCACTTTGGAGCCTCCAGAACTTCAACGACTTCTGGAGCAGGGTCAGCACGTACCAACGAGCCTTGTACATCCACAAGCAGATGCTCAAACAGCTCCATGAAGTGGCCCCTAAGGAAATGGAACTCATAGGAGGGATGGTCCGAGGACTCGACAAGCTCAACATCAAGTCCTTGTCCAACTCTGAAATCAAGGAGCTCGGCGAGTACCTTGTAACGTCGGCGATCCACTCCCCTGATTCTGTGGCTGCCCTCCGCACGACCGCCGAGAAGCTCCAGGCCCGTAAGTACATCCAGGACCTCAACAAGGTCTTTGCCGCGCACCCTGAGATCGAGCGACCATACGCTGACGCTCTCCTCCGAATGGCCCAGAGAGGTGAGTTAACCCGCGAAACCATTGACGGTGCCTTCCAACGCACCTTCTCCGCCATCCAAGACGACTACTTGGCCAAGCTCCCAGCTAGAGCCAGGATGCTAGAGAGGTGGGAGCAGGAGATCGTCTCCTCAGTGGACAGGAGGTTCACTAATACTGGGTGGAGGGCTGGCCAGGTTAGGGAGTCTTCTGGTGGTATGGCTACTGAGGGCAGGGGCCTATATGTCTATGGTAACAAGCTGGACGCGGACTACTTTGCGGAGGCCCATGGGCTCGGTGTCCATGAGGTGGGCTACAAGGCGCCATCAAACCCACTCAAGGCGAGGGTTGGCGATGCTGTTGTGTCTGAGCCAGAGATTCTGCTGGAGCCGATCAAGTCTGGAGACTCAGAATGGCGCCAGCTACTCAAGCACGCTGCCGGAAATGTAGGGATGACCCCGAGGAACATGGCGTCTAAGATTGACTCTGGTGAGCTGGCGGATGAGATCACTAGGCTGGTAAGGTCAAGGGGCCATGACGCGGTGGTGTTTTACACGGAGCAGGGTGATGTTGGATGGTCAGTCCTCATGGACAGCACCCTGTGGTCCGGTTCTATGTCTAAGCAAGAGGCATACCGTGCCTTTCGCCAGGTCGCCGACATCCAAGAGTCCGCGGTTGATGTGGTCGACACCCATCGCCGAGTCAGTACCAGGCGAGCTAGTGACATCCGCGATGTTGAGGCCAAGGATGCCTTCCATAGGCAAGCCAGGGAGGACTCACTTGAGTTCGAGTCCCAGTATGAATCCTCTGTGAGGAGGGTACTGGACTCCCTAAGGGCCAATGCCACCCAGGTCTTCGCCGAGGGCACCGAGCGCACCAACATGCTCCGCATCCTCGACAACCTGGAAGACCAGTACACCCTAACCCGGGATACCTGGGGCCAGGTTAGGGACCTGTTCGATACCACTGTCGGTGCAGCCAAGAACGCCAAGGAGAGGGCAGCGGCCTGGCCTCAGTTCCTGGATGGGCGCGTCCCTATCTGGGATAACTATTTCGCCAAGATTGACAAGATGAAGTCCGACTATGAGCTGGCAGCGGCCCTCATTGACCCGGGTGGCATCCGAGGCCAAATCTCCCCATCTGTAGGCAGGCTCACCCCCGCCCACGTTGCCCGACTCTTCGCCTCCACCGGTGATGACCTCAGCCGTGGCCTCATCCAGATTGAGACCATGACCATAATGGACCGCGACCGCTTCATCCAGATGGTCCATCGCCGTGCCAACACCCTGGCTACTGCCATGGGCCAGACCGCTGACGATATGGGGTTCAGTCCCGAAGCCATCGGCCGTGTCTACGACCAGCTCATGGCCAAGCTCAAGCTGGACCCGAACATAGGTGGTGCCCTAGAACCCCTGCGCCAGTCTCTCGAAGGCGTTAGGATAGATACCCACAAATTGGCCGCATCCAAGGGCATCCCTCAGTCTGATGTGGACCAGCTCAACCAGTTCTTCGATGACGTGGCGACCAAGCTCAAGGGCTCAGGCCTGTTCACCGGACCGACGCCAGAGCTACCATGGACCACCAATAAAGAGATGCTTGAGGCCACAGCCCGAGGTGAGAAGCCAATCACACTTATCTCGGGACCGGAGAGAGGAACAGCGGAGGCTCTCGGGCTTGAGGTTGAGAAGCTGCCAGTGTTCGAGGGCTGGCCCGATAGGTTGGAGGTGTTTGGGGCTTACCAAAAGGGCAATCGGGCAGCCTTCGATAGGCTAAATAGTGCCATACCAAGGACCAAGTTTGGTGGGGTAAATGTGACTCCACTAAGGCTTGATGCTCCTGAGCTGGTGGAGGCACATCCTGCTATAGGTAGGGCTCTTGGGTACCCGGAGGAAGCCATAGCCGACTTCATGCGCATGTATCCCGGGTCGAGGTATAGGCCGCCGGCAGGCATAGGTAGGTGGGAAGCCACCCCTGAGTGGGCAGCCCTCCGCGAAAAGGCCATGGCCCAAGCCCGCACCCAATACGAACTAGACTTCACCCAATACACCCGCCAGAACGCCTTTGACGCCTACATGCGCCGCCTCTTCCCCTTCTGGACCTACGAATCCCAGCGTTGGCCATACCTGGCCCGTGCAGCCGTCCAAACCCCCGGCATCTTCACCACCTGGGGCAAGTACATGGACTACTCCGACACGGGCTACATCCCTATGTGGGACTTTGATCTCCAGATCAACCTATTCCGCGGCACCGTGTTGATGGGTGGCTTCCGCCGATTCTTCATGCGGGACTACCCAGAATACTACAACCGCATCCCTGGTGCCAACATCATCGACTACATGGGCCGCGCCGGCTTCTATCCCGGCATCCATGTCACCCTCCCAATGGCCCTGTGGGGTGGCGAACGCACTCAGCTTGGTGAGGTTCTCCCTTCCTACGCCAGAACCGCTCTAGGCTTCGCCTCAGGCTTCAACCTCCCAGGTGCCAAACAGCTTCAGGAGCTAGTCTTCCCAGACCGCTTCCGCGATTACCAAATCAGCCTAGAAGTCAGCAGGTTGGCCCAAGCCCGTCGCCTCGACTTCTCTGGCCCCGACATCACCCGCAAAATGAGGATGGGTAAGGACCTCACCCCCGAAGAGCAGCGCCTTTGGGATGAGGCATCCCGCCGTATCAACCGTATCGACGCCATGCTCTTCCAGACCACTGGCATGTTCCGCTTCTCCCCAGAAGAGAGGGTTCAGGCATGGAAAGCCGTGGCTGAGATGCGTGAAGCCCTAACAGGTGTCTCCGTTGCCGACCAAGAGAAAATCAGGGAGTGGGAAGCAGTCACGGGCAATGACTTCACGGACATCTTTCCCCTGGACCCTACAGATCAGGACCGCCTCAACCAACTTGATGCATACCAATACTGGGTGGGTACCAGCAGCACCTTGATCCCCGAGCCCACCCAACGCTTGAAGGACAAGATTAGCTCGTACTGGGAGCAGGTAGGGGACGTTTGGGATCGATCTCGTAGTGAAGGCTTCTACGACGAGGAAGGCAACCAGAAGGTCCTCCCACTCCGCCAGCTTGACGAGGAGTTCAGGGCAGGTACCATCACCGCCGATGACTACTCCAAGTTGTTGGGTGACTCCATCGACTACACCATCGGCCTCGTAGAAGGCCTGGGCAACTCCGACGAGTACAAGGATGTTCCCAAGACCCTCCGGCAACGCCTCGACTACTACGAGGAGCACAACATCCCGCTTCCAACCTTCTCCCCTGGCCAGGAGCTCACCTGGATGTACTACGAGCTAAGCCCTAAGCTGGAGAAGGACGAGGGGGGCAACTACGTCTACAACTTTGTGGACTACTACGCCAGGGTTGACGCCATTCTTGAATCCATGCCTGATGCCATCAGGTCCCGGTTCCTCGACTACATCCAGCGTGAGTGGACTCCTACCCAGAAGCTCTACTGGGAGGTGAGCCGCGATTACCTGAGGCCATACCGCAACCTCCGCGACACCCTAATTGAGCAGTACACCCCTGAGGAGCAGAAGGTCCTCCGCCAGTACACCCATGCCGAAGGAGCGGAGCTTGAGGCTCTGAAGGACATCCAGACGGCCGAGGGGGAAGGCCTGATCTCATCCTTCGAGTCCAAGCTCCGCCTGACTCACAAGAACTACCGTGAAACCAGCCCTGAGACAGACGCCTGGCTCTACTTCTGGGGTAAGACCGAAACCCTCAGCACCAAGGAATCCGAGGCCATCTACCTCGACCTCCTCAGGAGGTTCCGTCCAGGCATGGCAAATAATCAATCTGTACCATAGTACATTAGAGTAGAGAGGAAACACTATTAGTGAGGAGGATTCCCATGTCACCCCCTTAGTCTCCAAACGTCATCTTGACATAACTCTGCCCGCATGATACAATCGTATTGGAGGTAACCCCGATGGGGGACGAGATTACAGTTGAGCAGGCGTTGGAGGCGCTCTCCAAGTCCGGCAAGAAGTACGTCCCGGAGAGTGACCTCATCGCCGCTAAAAAGGGCCTAGAGGACAGGATAGGTACCGTCCAGGCTGACTTGGCCACTGCCAGGTCAAACGCCGACGCCCAGTACCAGGAAGTCCTCAGGCTCCAGGCCGCCGTCAAAGACGCGGAAACCAAGCTCTCCTCCTCAGCCGCCTCCAAAGAAGAGCTGGACAAGCTGACCAAGCAGCTCAGGGAAGCTACCGACGGTAGAGACGCTCTGGTAACCCAGATCGCCGGGCTCCGGATGCTCTCCATCCACGAGAGAACCAAGATCCCGATGGACGAGCTAAAGGGCAAGACCAATGAGCAGTTGTCCGCTCTGGAGGAAGCCTTAAGGCTGGTGAAGCCCGCCACAGGAGGTCAATCCTTCGACGGGGGAGGCACCCCCGCAGGTGGCACAGTTCCACCAGCCAAGGGCCGTACCCTCATCAAAGAGGGACTCAAGGCCAGAGGCTAAGAAAGGAGCGCAGTAGCCATCGCCGTAATTGGGTTCTTCAACTCGATTACCGAGGCCCAGTACCTGGTCGTGGACAAGATGATCCAGGGCATCATCGCCGAGATCGTCGAGGAAGGCCAGCTGATCCCACGCCTCCCAGTCACCCAGTTGGATGGCAAGTCCTTGCTATACAACCGTGAGGGGACGCTCCCGACCGGCTCCTTCTATGACATTGGCGAGGACATCCCCGCCCAGGCGCAGGCCACGGTCACCCAGGCCTCCGCTACCCTCAAGCGGTGTATAGGGCAGTGGGACCTTGATAACTTCATCGTGGACACCTACCGCGACCCCAACGACATCCGGGCACAGGCCATCTCCATGGCCCGCAAGGGTGCTATGAGGACCGTAGAGGACCGGCTGATCTACGGGGACGCCACATCGGTCCCCAAGGAGTTCAACGGGATCCACAAGCTGGTTGCCACCGCCCAGAAGCTCGCCATGACCTCCGGGGCCACCGGCGCAGCCCTGACGCTGGACAAGCTTGACCAGCTGATTGACCTGGTGAAGCCGATCCCCAATCTTCTGGTCATGAACTTCACCGTGTTTCGGAGGCTCCAGGCTGTGGGCCGTGGCATCATCGGTCAGTGGCCAGTAGTCGGCCAGATCGGTCAGCCCGGCACTGACCCCGCCAAGGTATTCTCCGAGTACCGGGGCATCCCAATCGTGAGGAGCGACTACCTCACCCAGACCGAGACCATCTCGTCTGGCGTGTACAGCGCCAAGACAGGTGGTGCAACCAGTTCTATCCTCGCGCTGAGGATTGGTGCCATCGAGGAAGGCGGCGTATCCCTAGTGACGGGTTCCCCCATGTTCGACATGGAGGAGATCGTCCTCGAAGACAAGGATGCCAACCGCATCCGCGTCAAGTGGTACGTCACGCTGGCGAATGGCTCCACCAAGTCCATCGCCACCCTCAACGGCATCATTGACGCAGCGGTAGCGGCGTAGGAAGGAGTATCTAGTAGTGGCTACGACCTTCGTTGCCAACCCGTTCGTGGTCATCCTGGGCGCTGGTGACACGTGGGCCCCGCCGGCCAAGTGCCGTGTCCTGTCCGTCATCGGTGTCATGATTGGTGCGGGCGGTGCCTCAGACACCACCCAGATAACCGATGGGGCCAACGCCATCACCAACGCCGTCGATGTATCGGCCAAGTCCGATACGGACATGTTCCTGTATGGTCAGGTCAACGACGCCTACTACGACCTGGTTCCCGGCACGGACACCCTGACTCACGTAGTGGTCAGTGCGGCCGCGGTCATCGCCGTGGTAGTGTTGGCCTGGGTCGCCTAGGCCATTTGGAGGGATCTGGGCCTGAGCCGGACGTCAGGCCAGGCCCAGCCCTCTGGAGGTTGATATGCCTCTCCCAACCGAGTCCTTAACCAAAGACTCCTCGGACGACGAGATTCAGCGGGCCATCTCCGCTACCATCGAGCAACTCGTGAATGAGGGCCGTGAGCAGGACCAGGCC